GATTCATCCAGAGTTACCCCGGTCTGAATTGCACCGAAGTTCTTAGCCGCAGTCATCGGATCAATAGTTGCAGCCTTAACTGAGGTGTAACCCTGATCGTTGAACGAGTAGCTTTGGTTGCTGGTAAACAGGTTGGTAAAGGATGATATCAGATTGGCCTTAATCCATACCTGATCAATGAAGGTGTCCAGCCAGAGGAACTTACCAGTGATTGCACCCGTGGAGCTGTACTGTGCTGTAACAGCGTTCAGCCCATACTGCCCGTAGTAACTGTAACCGTTTGACTCCAACGCTCTAGCAACAGACAGCCGGTCGACATTTGGCGAAAGTCCCGTGAACGTCCGGAACTTGAACGACAGTCGTCCGTTAGTTGTGGAGAAGCTAAGTGAGCCAGAGAAAGCCAGTACGGTGAATGCGTATTTTGCAGATCCATAGAATGGCAAAACGCCAGCGTAGCCAGCAGCAACAACTTTTTTCGCCAGGCTGTTTTCATTGTTTGAAATGGTGGCGCTGGTATTGTTGTCGTTCATGGCGTAAGCAAACCGCGTGCCGGACTCATAGGAGCTTGTCCACGCTGCCAGTTCAAGTTTCTGATCGTCGGTAAGTTCAGATGCTGATGCAAAGTCAAACCAGTTGGTGTCACGGTCAACGATGTAATTCATCAGCTCTGTCAGCCGCAGATCATCAACGCCCTGAGCCACAACTGCCCCTGTTGCATCTGTCATTTTCAGAGCGGTAGCAATCTCGCCTGAGGCGAAAGATACGGACGAATCCGCTCCAGTTGTGGCAGAAGAAATAACATATCTGGACGTGGATGCATTCCAGGATACCGTCACTCCGGTTAATGCAGCCTGAAGTGCATCAGCAACATCGCTTTGAGTTGAGACAGCAGAGAGGTTAATTGAAGAACTAACCTGTGATTCGCCGTCCACTGAAACAGTAATTGTTCCTGTTGGCAGGAGTTTGATGCTGGCAATCGTTACCGCAGAGTTAGATCCAGATGTCAGCGTGCCGGATGTTTCACCATCAGGAATTCCAACAACCAAAAGCTGTGATGGGGTGGTAGCGGCGTTTTCAAAACCGTTGAAGTACAGGCTTGCTGCTTCATATTCATCAGAGTCCGCACCGAACAGATCGCCTACATCTGGCAGGCTGGATAGGTAGTTAATGTTGGCTGGAGAAATTGCCGTACTGGTTGTCAGCATCAGGCCATTCATATCCACGCCAGTTCCGGCAGGCGAGATAACATTCGCCGCTATGGAAAAGTCCTTTGATAATGGGATACTTGTCATTATTTACACCCTTTGAGTGGTAATTTCGACAGCGTTGAAACTGTCCTGGTCGATGGTGATTGTAATATGAACCTGTAGAGACAGGGTAATGATATATCTCTCCAGCCACTGTTTTGATTCGTCAATGAATGGTGATTGCATTGCATCTGATGAATACAGCGGTGCAACCTTGTTATTGATGGCGGTTATGCCGTCATAGGCATATGAGCTTGACCATAATGTTTCCAGGTTTACAGCTCGATCTGATGCTTTTTCACCGTATATATCCACCTGGATGTCCATCTGGCGAACTTCATTATACTCGCCCTTCTCGTTTGATCTGGTCGTTGATATTCTCTTGAACGTTATCGGGGTGAGAATTGCGAACTGATCCTGTGGGGTCGGAACCCGGTTTACCTGCGCCTGTTCGCACTCTCCAATAATTGGCGTGATGAAATCTGCCACAATATCGATGATCTGGTCTTTGCTTAAGTCGTTTGTAAGCATACGATCACCCTAGACCAGTCAGGCCAAAGTTCAATTGGGTCAACAACCAACCATTCCTGGCCATCAATGACAAACAGATCACCACCAACCTTCAACGTCCGGTTAACGCCATAATAATCCCCGTTAATGTGGATAGATTTCATGATGCCTTGCAGGTTAAGTCCGTCTACATGCTTTAGGTCGCCACCTGATAGCGGCTGCAACTGAAGTTCTACCGTTTCATCAGGGTGATATTGAGGAACGGGCTTTCTTCCCTCACCCATAGCCTGACCACTATATCGCCTGCCAATCGCAGTTATGTTCGGGTTGATGCTCTGCGTCATCTGGTTAGCTATGCCGCGAAGGTTCATTGTGGATCATCCCTTAATTCATAAGTCACACCATTCAGCATGCGCTTTGTGTCCTCAAGAGGTTTTACGGACATGTTCACAGGTTTATCCTGGGATGCGCGCCATTCTGCGTTTCTTCTAAGATCTATGGTTACTGGTGACAAAGCAGGAGATGTTAGCTGAATTATGGATTCTCGGATGTCAGCAGCTATTACAGCGCCCATTATTTCCATTACGTTATCACCATCATATCCAGCTCTTAGGCCATCCAGCATGGACTTTTCCCACTGCGATTCTTTTGATGATATCGCATTACGAAAGAATGGACGTGGAGGCCTGTTCTTTGCCGGATCACCAACTTCGTTCTGGATAGCAACATCGGCGATACTGGTTCCGTCTGGATATGTAGCACCATCCACAAAACCTACATAGAGAGATTTCCCGCTTATCTGGCCTTCGATGTTATTCAGGAAATCTTCTATTTCATCAGCCAAGGTAGAATCCCCCGCCAGGGTAATATCTGAAACCTCGGCATGATTTTGTCGCCTGCCAGAAATCAAGTCCGTACGGGCTTTGGGAGTACCAGGAGAATGTATAGCTGCCACCCGGTAAATCTGAGCTTACCGAAACACTACCCTCGCTGGCTGATGAAATTCGGCCCACCATTCCTGTTCCTCCACGCTTACGGTTATCACCGAAGCGAAGATAGCATAGGTGGGCGCAGATCATGTAAAGCAGGATGGTACGCTTGGCTTCGTCGGAAACGCATGACATAACAGTATTATCAAGATAAAGCGGAGCCTGAAGCAATATCATCTCCAGTTGCGCGTCTGTTACATTGCTAAATTCCGGGTAGTATTCCCGAAACTTTTCAACCGACAAAATTATTTCCATCAATCAGCGTCCTGATCTGCTTTTGTTTTAGTGTCTTTTGAAGAAAGACGCTCAAGGCCAGTTTTAACCTTGTCATGCTCTGCTGCTGCTGATTTTGCTGAAGCCTGATCGCCCACCGCAAAAACAACACCATTTTTAATCATATTGCTTTGCGCGTGTACTTTCGCAAAGTCGTCCCATACTTCAGCAGGAACATCGTTGGTGATGCCGAATCCGCCAATAATTGATGATGCACGAGTTCCATTCAGGCGGAACTGCTTGCCCGCACCACGAATGGTTACACCGTTTGGTAATTTGCACCCAATAACATAAACGCCGTTTTTTGCTGCCATTTCCTAACCCTCATAGAATAACCGCCCCGGATGGGGCGGCTTTGTCTATTGTACTACGCGCCAATCATCTGCACAAACATCACTGGCATAGTGATAATAGCACCATATGTAGATGCAGAGTATTTCTGCTTGTACCATGATGTGCCAGCTACCAGCGGGTGAGTTCTCAGCTTTTCGCTGTATGCAGTGAAGCCAGTGCGCTGGCCCTGAGCTTCTTCAACAAACAGCTGGATAAGCTCGCCTGCTTCAGTGCTGTACTGCGGAGCGGTTTCAATGCGCATGTTCGGGAAGGCTTTTTTCAGCATGTCTTCCAGAGATGTCGCAAAGATTTCGTTCGCAGACTTCAGGTTTACAGAGAGCTTGTTAGACATGACCAACACAAGGTTGGAGTCCATGTCAACACCATCGCCGATCACACCATTAGTCTGAGCAACCAGCTGTTCATACATTGCCAGGATGTCATTGTATTTATCGACAACCTGTTTCTGTGACCACAGAACGTTACCATCAACCACCAGAGGAGTGATTGGAGTTGGCAGGCTTGGGTCGTTCAGAATTCCGTAGTTGCGCAGGCCGTCGATACCAAACAGGTAAAACTTGTTGGCATCCTGATCGATGATGTTGATTGCCGCCTGCTGTTTCAGAGAAACATACGGCAGCATTGCCAGACCATAACGCTCCTGCTCCAGCTCACCGTACTGCACCATAGTCTGGTAGCGATAAACATCACGACCTTCCCACTGTGAAGTAACCTGCACGCCGCCCTGGTCGCTGTAATCGTCATACGCCACGGTGTCGCCAGTTTCTTCAACACGCTGGATCATGAAGCTGTCCTGCGCCCATGCTCCGCGTTTCTCTTCCCTGCCAAGAATGCGCGAGGCCCGGTTTGGAGCGAACAGCGTTTTCACGATGGTTGGATCGATGAAGGTGGAAACGATATTTGGGATGCCGCCGTTAGCTCCCAGCATTGGTTGTGGATCAGCATCCATCGCCAGGCGGTCCCAAACTTTGGTTACGCTTGGCTGGAAGTAAATGCCCTTCTCTTTAGTTGTCGCGAGAAAGTCGCGCATATCCTGGTTCATAAATTATTTGCTCCAGCTTGAGATGATTACCAGATCGCCAACTGGCGCACCGTGGCTTACTGCGTAGTTTGTTTCAACATGACCTGCTACGGTTGCACCAGCAGCACCCGTTGAGATCGTGCCGTCAGTCACAGAGGCAAAAACTTTCTGACCTTCAACAGCAACTGTTTTGGAATACGCCCAGAAGTCACCCTGAACTTTAGGTGAAACTTCAACGCCACCCAGCAGCAGCATGGATGATTCTGCACGACCCAGAATTACCGCCTGACCCAGGTTCTGAACGAATCCCAGAGGTTTTGAGTCTGCGGCTGGTGCCACGTTGGTTACGAGGTTACTACCAACTGCGCTTCGGAAAACGAAAGTAGCAATACGCACGCCAGCTTCAACAGCGCGGAATGCTCCAGGGCCGCCAGCGTAAGCGATAATGGTTTCAGCAGAAGCCGGATGACCTTCCTGGCCTACGCCACGATAGATATTTACAGATGATTGGAAAGCCATTATTTACCCCCATTAATCAGTTTCATGGCATTTTCACGCGCATTGGCGGAATATGCCGGAGCGGAGTCGTTAGCCAGTGTGGATTTCTGACCCAGCATCTGCACCATTGGTTTAAGGGCAGACGCGTGCACGCCTTTAACATCTACGCCTGCATGACGAAGCGTGGTTCGATAAAGTTCTTCGGCTGAGTCACAGGCAAGGTTTCCAACATGAGGGGTACACAGGCGCTCAGCTTCGCGCAGATCTCTGAACTCTTTGCGCATTGAGTCGGTTGCAAGTTTAGCAACAGTTTCAGTGCTGCCTTTCAACTCAGCGATTTCACGGCGCAATTCCTGAATGATTTCGTCTTTATCTTCAACGCCATCATTGTCTTTATCGCGACTTTCTCTTTCGTCACGCTCACGATCTGCCCGTTCGCGATCTTCACGCTCTTTCATTTCACGCTCTTCACGCAGAAGGCGCTCTGCTTCCGATTCGTTGTCGCGCTCTGCACGGGTCTGGTCATCATCTTCAACCAGGTTATCCAGCTCGTCTTTAATTTCATCCGGATTTGCGTCATTAGCCAGACGTGGCTTGAGTCGCGCCCAGAATGCCTCTAGTTTGGTCATAATTTTATATCCTGTGGGTTTGGAGTCGTGAACTAACACGTCTGAGCCTGCACGGCCGGCTGGCACAATGGCTACGTGGTTGCAACGGATGTTGGTCATCACATAGTCATATTCTTCACCTTCCGGTGACACGCCTGACTTCTTAAGTGGCGTCCATCGGTAGGATGATGATATTTCCCGATGCTTGTCTGACTCAATGCCCGCCTGCTGGTTAGCATCCATGATAGACATTGAGTTGTTAAGATACGGGTATTCGAAAATTGAGTCATCACCTGTCCAGCCAACGATTAAATCCTTTGGTGGCTCAGAGGTGAGGAATTCTTCATGGGTGCTCAATACGGGTTTGTTGTTGAACGTATGAGCGCCTTTTTCAAGCTCGATCGGATCGCGGTAAACGTTGAACCACTGATCTGGAGGGAGGGAGTCGTCAATGTCCTTGCCCTGATATCGGCAGACATTTGCTTTACTGATAGGGGTTTTTGAAACGTGCATAATCCCCTCGGAGTCAACCGAACGGACTGATGCTTTATCGAATGCGAGTTTCAAGGTCTATCACGCTCCTTTGGTATTTTGAAGCATGATAGTCGCTTTGATGGGATAGGGCAAGAGGTTGTTTTATTGGCGCACCGTGCAGGATTCGAACCTGCGGCCAATAACTTAGAAGGTTACTGCTCTATCCACTGAGCTAACGGTGCAATTTGGTGACCCTTACTGGACTTGAACCAGTGACCAGGCGGTTATGAGCCGCATGCTCTGACCAACTGAGCTAAAGGGCCGAAATGAATTGTGTTGGCAGGTGCTGATTTCCTGCTTAGTCTGTTAATCCGCATGTCGTTGCGGAACCGATATGTACACCGCCTCTCTACGGTGCAGGGGCTTCACCTGCATTCGGGCGAATCAGCCTTCGCATTCAACACAAAACTAAGCCCACTCCATCCGCGTCACTAAGCGTTCAACAAAGACCCGCCTCAAGAATGGACTTAATTTTGTGCTGTGGTGCCAGGTGCTTATCTTCTGGTTGCCTCGACGGACTGCAATTCACCACAGGGTTAAATCTACCACACTTAACGCATTAATCAATAGAGGCGCTAAAATAATTTCGTCTTTTTTGCTGGTTTTTGCCATCCACGGTTAACGCCTCTTAATTCAGTATCGTGCCCCATCGTCAAAATCATGCCCTAAAAGGGAGTGTTAGGGTTAGATTTAGGGCTTTTTATTTTCTATTACTTTCATGTACTTAAGGTGATTTAGGGAAGTTAGGGGTGGTCGTATATAAACAAGTATATTTTTCGGCATCTCTCACGCGGCCATAAAATTTACCTGTAGAAATACAGATATATATTACACCCTCCCTAAATTACCCTATTTATACTAATAGTGTATTATACATATGATATATAAGGATAAAATTTAGGGAAATTTAGGGCACACCACCACCCCTACACAACCCCTTTAGGGGATGTTAGGGCGTACACAGGGAGCAGCGACAAAAAATCACCGATAGAGCATCATGGCAATGCAGAAAGGATTACATGATTACAGAATCCTGGGATTACAGGATTACAGGATTATTAGAACTAACAGAATCAATCGTAAGAGGATTAAACATGAAGCCACCCGATTGCATTGCTGCAATAAAAAAGCCGCTCAGAATCGCTCCTGTGCGGCTAATTTTAGACTCCTGATGGCTACTTGCCACAATCCCAGATTACCCCCCTGCCCTTTGCAGTTTCCTCCATCGCGTAAACGTTCTGGTTAACATTTTTGCGGAACTCAAACTTACCATCATTCGCGCCAATCAGATCTCCCCGATTACTTCCGAACGTCATCACCGATGAGCTGAAAGAATCCATAAATCCGTCAACCTCTCCGGTGAATCGGTTGCCAAAGTCGACAACGGATCCGGTGCCAACTGGCTCAAATTTGTACTGAGCACCAACGCGCTCGATCTTTATGACAGTACACCCATCGTGGGTGGTGGTGTTTGCCATCGCAGAGAAAGATAACGCAGACAAAACGAGTAAGATAATTTTCATCACAAATCCCTACTGATTAGGTAAATAAAACGTGATCGACTGATGCCCATTGCACGGGCTGCCGCACTCTTTGTTGCGTGATTAACCGCTAACATTTTTGCCTGACTAACCTCATGATTAGTTACCTTCCTCCATGACTGCCTGAATGCAAGAGAGCAACCAATTTTGCTGGCCATCTGCTCAACAGCACCCAAAGAACGCCCCATCCTTGAGGCGATAGTTTGCTTCTTATGGCGACCTGCGTACTTTTTAAGATAAGCCAGATCTTCATCGCTCCAGGCTACCCATGTTTCATGATGCGTCATATCTATTTCCTCCTTAACACTCCGCATAAGATGAGTGCGGATATTATGTATAAATTAGTTACAAGATAAGAAGTGTCAGTTCTTGCCTGGTCATATACATAATCGCTATAAAACATTAAACCAGTTGCAGCTAATGCGCCTAGTAGTGGCATTATTCACCTCCCGGCGTTGCCAATGTTCTTCTAGAAAGCAAAGCTGAAAGAGCTATTTTTGCAATCGGATGTATTAAAAACATCGGGCTGACAGTTCTTATAGTGCTCTCACATTCTGAAATGTATAAGCGGACCTGTTCCTCTGTCAGGTAAGCTAACCAATCCGGCACGCTGGCCGCTGGCGGGGTTAAGTACAGAGGCCCTTGCATTTTCATCCCGTCACACTGCCAGTCGACAGGAGATATCGCCATACCATTTTCACCGGTGAACAGATAACCCACTGTCTTCGCATCCAGCACCGCTAACAGGGCGCGTGCCATGATTATCGTATCATGTGAGAAACGTGCTTCGTGGAGGGTGATGTACTCAAGCCGCTCCCGCCCGCCGATTTGCTCGATAAGTTCGTTAATCATTTTCCTTCCTTTTTAGTTAAACCAACCACCGGGCGGGGTTATTAAAGTGCTCATGCACGTACCGCGCTCGTTGTACTGTTCAAGACACTCCAGGATATCTTCGTCGGACTGCGTATCACCATAACTACCAACGATGCAGAGAAGCTCGGTAGGAGCGCCCAAATTTTGTAGCGCGATATTTAATTGTTTAGCCAGTTTCTCTTTCATTTCTTCACCTCATACCGCACATTGGCCGCGTCGAGTGCTTTATACACAACGAAACTTTCATACATTCCCACAATAATCCCTGGCTCCCGGTGGCGCTCTGGCTCAGGCAGAACAACAACCTTCTGCGGCTGTGCGCCCAGCTCTTTAATCTCACAGATGGCCTTTAGAATCGATTCGTTGTCGCTATCACAGCCAAGCTCTTGAGCAATCTCGCACTGTGTTTTGCTGTACGCCTCGATCAATTCAGCACGCGCTGTCAGCTCATCGGCGTATTTAGGCGGCAACACGGCAGGCTGTGCGGCGGTGTATGCGGGTATTTCATCGAACCGGATAACCTTTGATATTGCCGCCTCGACAACATGCGACCGTTTCAGATTATCAACGTCGCTAGCTGCAATATAGAATGCAGGCTCACCCGCCGCAGCATCGCGCCGGGAAAGCTCTGCCTCGGCTTTGAGTAGCCGTGAATTTAATCCTTTTGCTGCCTCCTCGTACCAATCCTTACTAGATTTCAGATCGTCACGCTCACGCTCTGCCTCTGCCTGGTTTTCTCGACGGCGGCGCAATTCCAGCAGAAGACAAAGCATTTCCGCATCGTTCTCACCACCACCCATCGCCTCATAGGTTTCTATCCAGTCATTCAGACCGCCATCTGGCTTGCGTTCAAATTCGCTCATGGCTGCTCTCCTGCCCGGATGCGGGCTGCTTTTTTTACGGAGTTCTTGCGCGAGTAAATCACAACCCACCCAGGAATCTACTTCTGCTGCGGATTCATCAACGCCTTGCGCCCTAATCTCGCGGAGAACTTCATCGCTCCTTTCTGTGCTTAATGCTGCAAACTGAATTCCTGATTCCGGCCCCAGTTCTTTCGCAACAAAACGGCGGCACTCTGATACCTCAGCAGCCAGCGCCCGCACCTGCTCCTGAAGCGCGGCTACGATTGCGGCGTGGTCTTCGAATCTAACCCATTCGCCAAAAATGTTGTCAAGCTCTTCATCAGCCCTTTCGATCTCATAACGCTTAATCTCTGTCATACATACCTCTTGTTTGTGCGCCACCGTAGCGGCGCGGGTTGGTTATTTATGAACAGTCATGGCTTTTGAATTATCAATACGGATTCTTTGAACTGAACATTTCTGTTCTTCGCCGTAAGTGTCGCGGAAGTTATCCGCTATTGAACTGCACGGATTATTGTACTCACCTCCAGCGGCGTGGTAAGCATCGTCGAAGGCATCGTCGTCGTTACCGTCAATAACAGCAAAAATTACACCCTCTGTTTTACCTTCGTTCCACGCAACGATGAAATCTTTCATATTCACTCTATCCTGTGTAGTAGCAGCCCCTGCCGCCTTGAAATAACTATAGCGCATCACTGCGTGGTATTGCAACAACTTTATCAAAACAAATTAAGCACACAAAAAAGCCCCAGAAGGGGCTATTTGTCTTTCGGTAAAATCTCCCACGGCGGAACTGGTCGCCAGCTGCAGGAGCAATTTATCTCCTCACCCGGCATGACATTCTGGCCACGGTCACCACATGGGTAGCCTTCGGAAAGTTTAAATACCTTGCCATCAGCCTTTACATGCCTCTCCCTCGGATGAGCCTGACCTGCACTGTGAACCCATACTCCGTGAGTTATTCCCGCCGCCTGCTGGCGAACTGATGAAAGCGAAGATGGCCCCTTGCGTATCTGCTCGTTGGCAATATTCACGGCCCTGCGCCGCGAGATTCCTTCTCGCTTACCAAACTCCCGCTGAATTTCATCGGTAAGTGTTTTGGCGTCACCGCCAACGGAAACAGCACGATAAACCATGCCCTCAACTTCGGTGAAGTATTTTTGAGGAATGGACTTAATCAGGCCAACGTTCTCCGCAACTATCGCATCCTTGCGCTGCTGCATGGCTTCAGTCCACTGCATGTTGATGGAAAACCCAGCATCCTTAGTGGCAGACTTCAATCCCAGATCCGCAGACTGCAATACACGGCTAGCCATTTCAGAAGAAACCCCCTCGGCGTGGCGGGTAAACTTGCCGATCCATTCATCAGACAATTCACCGAGTGTATGCCGTATCCTGGTAACTGGCGGCACCGAATCACCAAACATTTCCAGTGTACGACTACGAACATCCTTGTCCATGTCACGAGCGAATGATTTCAGCGTTGAACCATACCACTTCATCAGTCCGGCGTTGTACCGGACAGGTTTCATCCTTACTCGCTTTGCCATTGGCTTTCGCCCTCTGGTTCGTATTCTGGCGCGATGGCATCTGATATTCCTAGCCCTTCAATCTTACTGGCAGCATCAGCAGCGGTCTGAGTATCGATGATTTGAGAGTCTGCGAGCCTGCAAATCGAAGTGGCTTTCAGATCGTCAATCTCTGCCTGCTCTTTATCGCTCACCTCGTCAAGCGGGTTGAAATCGAAGTAAACGTTCTCGTCGATATCACCAAACTCGACCAGCTGGATAATTTTAATCACCTCTTCCAGGAAGTGACGATAGGTATGCTCCTGCATACCGGAAATGGTTTCGTGCCAGGTCTCCATCTCAGAATCACCGGATGCATTGAGTCCGGCCGGGGCGCTACCCAGATACTTAAGGTTGGTTATCCTCGCCGGGGTGCACAGCTGAGCCTCGTAGTTGGATAGCA